ATGATGATAAGGACTGGTGTAGATAAAGGTGACAGACTTTAAGTACAAACCTGATGGTGATGTCCTCAAAAGTTTTATGAAAGATGAAAGTTTCTTTCGTGGTATTCGAGGTCCAGTTGGTTCAGGGAAATCTGTTGGATGCTGTGTTGAAGTATTCAGAAGAGCATTAGAACAGAAGCCAAATGAAGATGGAGTCCGTAAATCACGATGGGCAATCATACGAAATACAAATCCACAACTTAGAACTACAACTATTAAGACTTGGTTAGACTGGTTTCCAGAATCAGACTGGGGAAACTTTAAGTGGTCAGTTCCTTACACTCACCACATTACTGTGAATGACTTAGACCTTGAAGTTATCTTTCTTGCTCTTGACCGACCAGAAGATGTAAAGAAACTTCTATCTCTTGAGCTTACTGGCATATGGGTGAATGAAGCTAGAGAGATTCCTAAGAGTATTATTGATGCGTGTACTATGCGTGTTGGCAGATACCCAAGTATGAGGGAGGGTGGTGCTAGTTGGTCTGGTGTTATCTGTGATACCAACGCACCAGAAGAAGACCATTGGTGGGCTATCATGTCAGGGGAAGTTCCTATACCTGACCATATTCCTCGAGAACAAGCAACGATGTTGGTGAAGCCTGACAACTGGAAGTTCTTTGTCCAACCTCCAGCTATGAAGGAACATATTAATGAAAGAAAAGAAATAACTTCTTATTCTCTGAATAAAGATGCAGAAAATAAAAAAAATATTCTTAGCACATACTATCCAAATCTTATTCGAGGTAAGACTAAGAACTGGATAGATGTCTATGTTATGAATAGGCTAGGATTAATTCAGGAAGGTAAGCCAGTATATCCTGACTTTGTTACCGAGACACATCTTGCTGAAGAAGAAATACCTATTGCGATTGGTGTGCCATTGTATGTTGGTATTGATTTTGGTCTTACTCCTTCTGCTGTGTTTGGGCAAAAGGTTCGAGGTCGATGGCTCGTTCAAGCTGAGATAGTTGCTATTGATATGGGTGTTGTTCGATTTGCTGAGTTACTGCGGCAAGAAATAGCTACACGATTTAGTGGACTCGATGTTTATATATATGGCGACCCAGCTGGTGACTTCAGAGCGCAGACAGATGAATCAACTCCTTTTCAAATACTTAGAGGTGCTGGGCTGAAAGCTGTACCAGCTCCTAGTAATAGTGTAGACCTACGACTTGAAGCTGTTGCTTCTCAGCTTACTAAGATGTCTGAAGGACAGCCAGCTTTTTTGATAGATAGAAGATGCCAAACATTAGTAAAAGGTTTTCAAGGTGGTTATTGCTATAGACGGATGCAAGTATCTGGTGAGAGATATGATGATAAACCTGATAAGAATATGTACTCTCATATACATGATGCCTTACAATATATGATGCTTGGTGCTGGTGAAGGACGTAGTTTAATAGCTGGTCAGAAGCCAGTTAAAGCGTTCAATGCTAGAAAAGGCTTTGATATTTTTAAAAGAACGGCTAATGTTAGAAAAAGTGGTTCATTCTGGAATAGACTATAAGGAGATTGAATATGTGTTTTGGTGGTGGAGGCTCTGACCCTGAGCCAGTAAGTGATACTGTTACTGAAGAGCAGAAATCAAAAGAAGCTGAAGAAAAGAAAAGAACTATCGAGCGAAGGCAAGATGAGAAAGAAGAGACTATTGCACAAGAGCAACCAATAAAAACATCATTAACTTACGAGACTGGGAAGAAAAAAGGTCAAACAGTTATGAGAGGCAGTAGAGGTCGCAGAGCTTTGTATACTTCTAATCGTGGTGGTATTGGTTATAGAAGTCCACTTGGTGGTTCAGGAATGTTTGGCTAATGAAGTCTGATGAAGAATTAATAAATTCATTCTTAAAAAAGTATGAAAGTGCAAAATCAGTACGACAACGCTGGGAAAGTTTATTTGATGAGTGCTATGAGTATGCACTCCCTATGCGTCAGACATTTGCTACACAATCAATAGGCGAAAGAAGAGATGATAAAATCTTTGATGAGACTGCTGTCGTTGGAGTACAGGAGTTTGCGTCGCGATTACAAGCTGGTCTTGTTCCTAACTTTGCTCGTTGGGCTGACTTTACTGCTGGTAGCGAGGTGCCTAAAGAACAACGTGATGGTGTAAACAACGAACTCGAAGAGGTTACTGAATATGTCTTTGAGGTTATTCAGAACTCAAACTTTGGTCAAGAGGTGCATGAATCGTTTATGGACTTGGCACTTGGTACTGGTGTTCTTCATGTCGAGGAGGGCGATGCTATTAATCCTGTTAATTTTACAGCTCTGCCTCTTCCTCATGTTGTACTGGATGTTGGTCCTGACGATAGGATTGACCATGTATATAGGGAAAGGGATGTTCGGTATTCTGATATAAAGATACTGTATCCAAAGGCAAAGATTAACCCACGGCTTCAAAATCAAATGATATCAACTCCAGACGGCAGAACAAAAGTTCTTGAGATAATCTGTCGTAATTACACCAAGCCAAACGAAGATGCGTACTACTGCATAATTTTTGATATAAGCACAAAGTGTTTGCTTAAGTATGAAGAGTACAAAGGAACTGGTAGTAACCCATTTATATGTTTTCGCTGGAGTAAAGACCCCGGTGCAGTCTATGGGCGAGGTCCACTTATCAACGCATTGAGTGCAATTAAAACCACTAACCTGACAATAGAGCTGATATTAGAAAATGCACAGATGGCAATCTCTGGTGTTTATCAAATGGATGACGATGGTGTAATTAATCCTGATACAATTAATCTTGATCCAGGGACAGTTATACCGAAAGCACCAAACTCTGCTGGACTTCAGCCAGTTAAGGCGGCTGGGTCATTTGATGTAGCAAACATCATTCTTTCTGACATGAGGCTTAATATTAAGAGAGCATTGTATAATGATATGCTTGGTAATCCTGACAGGACACCAGCAAGTGCAACAGAGATAGCAGAACGTATGGCAGATTTATCAAGACGTATTGGCTCTGCATTTGGTCGATTGCAAGCTGAGTTGGTACAACCAGTTCTTCAGCGTGTAGTATACATATTGAAGAAGCAAGGTCGTATCAATATACCAACAATCAATGGCAGACAAATCAAAGTCCGTTCTGTTTCACCACTTTCGCAAGCGCAGTCAAATCAAGATATAACATCAATCAATAGGTTCTTAGAGATGGTTGGTGTGCGTTTCGGACCTGAGTTAGTTAACATTCTTATCAACTCTGAAGAGACAGCTGTATACCTAGCCAAGAAGTTTGGCGTTCCTGATTATCTTCTTAGAGATTTAGAAGAGCGTAAACAGATTGTAGCTATGGCGCAACAGCTTCAACAACAACAAAGCATGATGCAACAACAAGGCATGATGCCACAAGAAGGAACTATGGATGAACAAGCAAACTAGCATATCTGGTCTTGATGGATTCCCAAGGGGAACATCTGATGAACAAAACATATCATTAACTTTTGCTTCTCTGTTTTCATCACCAGCTGGTGCAGAGGTACTCAAGTATTTAAGAAGTGTAACAATAGAGGCTGTGCATGGCTCAGCTGTTACTAACGATACCCTTCGACACGCAGAAGGTCAGCGATATATTGTTGGCTTAATTGAAAGACGTATTCAACATGGACATAAGGTAAAATCAAATGAGTGAAGAACAATCTGAAACACAAGAACAGCAAACAATAGAAGTTCCTCAAGAGTATGCTGATGCTCGACCTGAGTGGCTTCCTGAAAAGTTTAACAGTCCTGAAGACTTAGCAAGTAGTTATACTAATCTCGAATCTAAGATTGGACAGAAAGAAGAAGAAATACGCAATGCTGTTATGGAAGAGATACAAGCAGAAGCATATTCTGAAAGACCAGCAGAGGTAGGCGATTATGTATTACCTGATGTTATAGATGATGAGGCGGCAAAAGATAATGACCTTCTTAATTGGTGGGCTGACCATTCTTTTGAGAATGGTTTTAGCCAAAAAGAGTTTGAAGAAGGCATTATGATGTTTCATGAAGCTGTAAATGATGGTTATGATGTTGAGTATGAGATGCAAGAACTTGGCGACCATGCTGAAGAACGTGTGAGTGCAGTTGGTTCTTTTGTAGAGATGAACTTTCCAGAAGAGCTACGACCAGCTATTGATGACCTTTGTGCAACAGCAGAAGGAATTAAAGTTGTTGAGTTCATGATGGAGTCTTTGAAAGAAAACCCAGTATCAGGAACTGGTCAACCAGTAGCTGTTCTTACAGATGATAAGCTGAAAGAAATGATGCAAGACCCAAGATACTATAGTCCAAACCAACGCGACCCAGCCTTTGTCAAAATGGTTGATGAAGGATTTAAGAAAATGTACAACAGATGACCAAAAAAAAAGTAAAAAAACCGATAAAGTATTGACCTATATCAGAAGAGGCAACCTTGAGTTTCGACCATGTGTTGTATCTGATGTTGATATTATTCTCGATAATATGCGCTTACCTGATATCAGAGAGTGTGCATTGGTTGGTGTGACTCCAATGATTGCTCTTCATGTGCCTTTTGAAGAAGAAGGTGCTAGAGGATTTACTATTTGCCACCAGAAAAAGCCAATAGCTATGTGTGGTATTACTTCAATGGATAAGTATATGCATACTGGAAAGATTTGGTTTCTCGGTACTGATGAAGTAGATAATATCTGGAAATCTTTTTACAAACACAGCAAACTTATACTTAGTTTTCTTGCTATCGGCTACGATGTAGTGGAAAATTATGTACCAGTTGACCATGAAAAAACCATTAGATGGCTTAAATGGATAGGGTTTCAGGTAGAAAATCAGCAGTATTTTATTAATGAGCATGAGTTTGTGCGAGTTTTCTATTGCAATTTGCATAAATTTGAGTCTAATAATAGATTAAGCGAAAGACCCGTACTGCATTAGAGAAGCCCTTTATGGATAACTTCGTTGAAAATAGCAAAGGACAATCGGAAGCGTAAACTGAAACTTAACTTATGAGGTGCTAATATGGCTAATACGATTGACACAGCCTTTATTAAGCAGTTCGAATCTGAAGTTCACCTTGCTTATCAGCGTATGGGTTCTAAGCTTAGAAATACTGTACGAATGGCAAACAATGTGACTGGAAACGTAGTTCGTTTCCAGAAGATTGGAACTGGTAGTGCGAGTACCAAGTCCAGAAATGGTCTTGTGACTCCAATGGAACTAGCGCATACAACTGTTGAAGCGACAATGAGTGACTTCTATGCCGCAGAATATATCGACAAGTTGGATGAACTAAAAACAAATATCAATGAGAGACAAGCAGTTGCAACTTCGGCGGCGGCGGCTCTTGGTCGTAAGACTGATGAGATATTGTATACAGCAATGGATGCTGGTGCAAACTCAACTCAGATTCATGACACAAGTAGTGCTGTTGAGAAGGCTGACTTGCTTTCACTCTTTGAAACCTTCGGTACTGCAAACATCCCAGAGGATGGTGGCAGATATCTTGCAATGCACCCAAAGGGGTTTGCTGACTTGTTTAACATAAATGAGTTTGCATCATCCGACTTTGTGGGCGAGCAGAATCTACCATTTGCTGGTGGTATGACAATGAAGTCCTTTCTTGGATTTCAAATCTTTTCAACTGCGGCTATCACAGCTGGAAAGAATATGGCATATCATACTACAGCCGTAGGTCTTGGTATCAACTCTGATGTTCAGACAGAACTAAACTATGTTGCTGAACGAGCGTCACATCTTGCAACGTCTATGATGTCCATGGGTGCTACTGTCATTGATGACAATGGTATCTATGAAGTCTTAGACAATAACTCATAGGGGGTATTGACATGGCTTATAGTGCTAGTGGATTATCTCGATTAGCTGGTTCATCAAATATGAACTTGTGGAGTTATGTAACTACAGATGCTATTGGAACTATAAATTCTGCTGGTTATTTTAATAGCGCCGCAAACATGCTTGCTGTTCGAGATGTTATTATTGTTGCTGATACAAACACTCCTACGACTAACTTTGTGACTGTTTTATCAAATACTGGAACTGTAGTAGATGTATCTGATGGTACAGCTATTGCTGAAACAGACGGCGACTAATGACTTCAACTGCGGCAGATAGCGCAATAGATATATCGAGTCGTGCTCTTATCTTGATAGGAGCTGAACCGATAACTTCTTTTACTGATGGTACAACAGAATCATTGGTAGCTGGAAGTCTCTATGAAGATATCTGCCGTAGTGCTTTATCAAATACACGTTGGAGATTTTCAACTGACCAAGCTGTTTTAAATAGGCTTACAGATGCTCCGACTGGTCGATATGATTTTGCATATCAATTACCATCAGATACATTGTTGGTTCATGCTGTAACTGTAAATGATGGGCAGATAAATTATCAGATATACGGTGACATGGTATATGCTGATACCTCAACACAAGATACTGTCATAGCTGATTTTACATTCCGAGCAACAGAAGAAAACTTTCCTAGTTATTTTACTATTGCTCTTGAGTATGGATTAGCTTCTGCATTTGCAACGGCGATTGCAAGAGATGCTCAGTTGATGCAGTTAATGTCTACAATGGCAGACCGAGCAATGTTGAAAGCAAGAAACATTGACTCACAACAACAAACAACAAGGACTATACCTCAAACAAGATTTAGTGCTTTTAGGAGAAGCTAATGCAAAAAGCAAAAGTAGCTCTAACTAACTTTCAGTTTGGTGAAGTAAGTCCTAGTTTAATATCAAGAACAGATACAAGAGTATACAATAACTCAGCACAAAAGATTGAGAACTTCTTTCTTAGAGCAGAGGGTGGTGTAATAAAACGAGCTGGTCTTTCAAAAATATATGAGTTCGATACATCTATTGATACTGCTAAAGTCCAGCAACATAGGTTGGTTCCATTTATATTCTCAGATGATGAAAGATATATTGTTTCTCTGGAGCATCAGAAAATAAGAGTATTTCAAATCGATACAAGCAACAATGTTACGTTGGCGGCAACGCTTACAGCTGATTCAAGTGGAGCTACAATACCAATAACTAATTTAAATATGCATGAGGTAACTTATGCTCAAGCTGGTGATGTAATGTTCATTGCTCATCAAACATTTATGGTGCGTAAGCTTGTGCGTACTGGACTAACATCATTTCAAATGGAGACAAAAACATTTGATACGCAGTCTGCTGGTGCAAAGATTTATCAACCATACTTTCAGTTCCAAGACTTAGGTGTTACTCTTGACCCATCGGCTAGTTCTGGCAATGGTATTACTCTTACAACAAGTGAAGCGTATTGGGATTTGACTGGTTCACAGTCAGGTGGGAATTATCCTGATTCTAAGCATGTTGGTCTTACAATAAAGTATCACGACCAAGAAATAACAATTACATCTGTACAATCAGCAACGCAAGCTACAGGAAATGCTTTAGCTACTCTTAAGAAAAAACTAAAGGTTGATTCTTTTCGGACGGACAACGGCGTGGCTACAGTCGAAGTGACATTGGTAAATCATGGATTTTCTGCAAGTGATGCTTTTACTATATCAAATGCTAATACAGTTGGTGGGATTGCGGCAAGTAATTTAAATGGAGCAAGAACTGTTTCTGAAGTAATTGATGATAATACTTTTACTTTTACCGCTGGTGCAAATGCAAATGATTCTGTAGCTGGTGGTGGTACTCCCTTCCTTGAAACTCATGCGCCAGCTACGAACTGGTCTGAACAATCTTACTCTGTGTTGAGAGGATTCCCTGGAGCTGTTACCTTCCATCAAAATAGATTGTGGTATGCTGGAACTATATCTCAACCTGATGGATTGTGGGCGAGTAAGTCAAATGAGTTTTTTAACTTTGATATTGGGGATGCTAGTGACAATGACTCTATTGATATTCGTGCCGCTATTGGAGAGGTAAATACAATTAAACATCTTGTTTCGAATAGAGATTTGCAAGCGTTTACATCTACTGATGAATTTATTGTGCCAGCTTTTGTTGAGAAGCCTACAACCCCTACAAATGCTACAATAAAAAGACAAACACCTTTTGGTTCTTCTTTTGTAAGACCTTATGTGTTTGATGGTGCTACTGTTTATATTCAGGGTTCTGGTGAGATAGTGAGAGAGATGCTGTTCGATGATGGACAAAATGCTTATACTGGACAACCTATATCAAGCCTTGCTTCTCATTTGATACAGAATCCAATACAAGCCAGCACTCTTGCTGGTGGTATAGACCGAGCTGAAAGCTATTACTTTCTTGTAGATTCAAATGGAACGCTTGGTGTATTTAATTCAAATAGAGGCGAACAGAGATATGGCTGGACACAGTTTACAAGTCAGGGTTCTTTCCATTCTATTTGCACAGTTGATACAAGAGTGTATGCTGTAGTTAAGTTTGATAAAGGAGATGGAACAAATAAATATATTCTCTGTGAGTTTGACAGTAGCTTTAATACTGATATGGCTAAAACATATTCTGGCTCTAGCGGAGTCTTCGATGTCAGCGCTGATTTTGCTAACGGTGCAGTCCTCGATGTGGTCTCTGGCACTCATTATCTTGGTCAGTTTACTGTGGCTAGTGGGAACATCGATGTATCAGCTGTGGACAATTCTCTTTCATCAGCAGAAATAGGATTTAAGTTTGATGTTACTCTTACAACAAACCCAATAGATACGATGTCTCAATCAGGTCCAATGACTGGAGAGCCAAGAGGAATGAACAAAGTAATATTAGATTTATCAAATACATTATCGGTATCTGTAAATAACAAGAATTTAATTATTCGTCAGGTGACTGATGATTTAAGTTTGGCAAGACAAGCTGTTACTGGCAAAAAAGAATTTAGATTGCTGGGATATTCTAAAGACCCACAAGTTACAATAAGTCAGTCAGCTCCATTGTCATTACAAGTCAACTCATTAATAGCGGAGGTAACATTCTAATGTTTATGGCGGCACTAGGTTTTGCTGGTTCTCTTTTAAGTGCAAGTGCAACTATTGCACAAGGCAAAGAAATGAAAAGACAAAAAGAAATGGAAGCGGCACAGCTCGAGCAAGAACGAGTACAGCGTAAAATACAAACTATGGAAGCGCATAATGATATTCTTGACCAGCTTGATGATGCAGAAGAAGTAAATGAAGCACAGTTTGCTTTTATGAACAGAGATGATGATAGGTCATTGAAAGCATTTAAAGACTCTCAAAAGTCATTAGCAAGTTCTGATATTAAAAGGCTAGACTTTCAAGGTCTTGCACAAATGGAACAGTTGCGATTGAGAAGGCTAGGAGCTTTACGCGCTGGTGATGCCGCACTTAGAGCATCTCAGATGACAGCATTAAGTACAGTTGTTGGTGGAGCTGGTGATTTTTATAGAAGCATGTAGGTAATTATGAGCGTTGCAAAATATAGAAGACAAGTAAGAACTGGCGAGATAGGAGTAATCCGAGCAGACATGAGTGTCGCTAATTCTCTTGGTCAAATATCAAATGCTGTTAGTAAAATGTCAAATGAGGCATTTAAGATGGCGGCAGATACTGCTGAAGAACGTGGTCGAGATTATATATCAAGTAAGACCGATGATGAAATTTTTGGTATAGACCCTGAAACTGGTCAGCCAAAAAATGTAATGACTGAACTGTTAGCAAACTTACCAACAAAGGGATATGGCATGATAGCACAAGAGGCTATCAAGTCTGAAGCCGCTAAAAGATTTGGTCTTATTCTTGAGACAAAGTTTAAAGAGCAAGGAGCGAAGGCGCAAGCACGATTTCCACTCAATCCGGGAAAAGCAAAGTCTATGCTTGAAGAGTTTACTGATGAGCTTGCATCAAAGTATGAAGGGAAATATAAAAATAAAATAGTTTCTTATGGAACTTCTTACACCTCTGCATTGAATAATACTTTACTTATACGTCAAGCAAACAATCAAATGCAGATTGGTGCAATGAATAATTCTCGTATAAAAACAAGCTTTGTACAAAATGAACAATCGATTGCTGAAACAAGTAATCATTCTACAGTTCAAAAATTAATTAAAGAAGCTGATAATCCAACTGGAGATAAGCTAAAAGATATTCATAGTACCTCAAATAGTGACCATCAATTTACTGGTGGTAAGGCAGAGAACGCAAATCAATTCAAAAAACGTCATAAGTCAAGTCTAGCTGTTGCTAGAATAAAAGGAATACTGCGTCAATATAGTGATAAGAATTTAAAGCCTCACATGATAATAGCTCAAGTTGCTAATGGTGCGCCCTTCAGAAATATAGAAGGTATATCTGAGCCACATAATGAGCAAATAAAAGAAATGCTCACACATGTAACTGCTTATGAAGAAGGTCGTAGTGATTTAAACACAGCTGTCAAATCAATGGTAGCAAATCAAAATGCTATTAATACTTATGTAAATCAGCAAAGTGGAGCAAATGAACTTGAAATTCAAGCATCTCTTGGCGAAGAAGCATACAACATAAGGGTAGATTTAATGTCTTTAGCTGTTGGTGGCGAAAGACAAAATGCATTTGTAGCAGACCTAAGTGCTCTCACTAACATCCCATCAAAGATTGAATTAGCACAAAAACTTAAAAGTGAAATAAGAGAAAAGGGTTCAAAGTTTGTAACAAGAACTGTCAATGGTGAAACTATTAGGTCGAAGAAACCAATACTTACACTACCAGAAATAGATAAAATTGATGCACAGATAAATAGAATTGTTTCTTCTTCTGTTGGCAATAACTTAATAGAATCTTTTACAGAAAATGGCAGACTAGATACAACTGCAATGAGAAGAGTGATGTCAGCTATTAAGTCTGGCAAAATGCCAGATATTCCAAATATGACATCTGGACAGAAGAAAGCTCTTGAAGAGATTGTTCCTTTATTCTCAAAAGATAGACCTGTTGGACCTGGGGGTGTTGAAACTGTAGAAGGAGGTCAACCTAATCTTGACTTTAATGCAAGAAAAAATCTAAATGATTACCTTGAGCGTGAGATAGGAAATGCAAACCAGCTTGCAAGTGCTGAAAAGCAACAAATAAAACTTGAAATATTTGCGCAAGCTATACAATCAAAAGAGCCAATAGATAAAAGTAAAGAGAACGAAGATAACGCTGACTTATATCTTCTTGCAGAAGCACAAAACAATCCAGCCTTACGAGGAAAGACTCTCCGACAAATATTATTGAGTCCTGAATTTGCAAAGCCAGATAGCAATATAAGAAAGACTGTAGATTCAATGTTAAAAAATAATCAAATTGTTTCTACAACCATTAAGGAATTAATTAAGGAAACACGCAAAGGTTTGGTTGCAAGTGGTCCAGCAAATATGTTTTTAGATTTTATTGTTAAAGGCACTACCCTTATGACTGAACAAGATAAAGATGGTGCTTTTAGATATACAGAATATAACTTATTTTCTTTTGATGAAGACTTGGAAAATGATGTAGTTGCAATCCAAAACGCTTTTAAGATTAGTCAAATTTCTGGGGGCACTCTTACTATAGCTCAAGTGCTTGCTAATGAAAGAGAGTATCGCAATAGTGATGCATACAAAATGAAGTTAAGAGATATTACTGGTGAAGATACTTTTGCAAAAGCACAAACTAAATTAGAAGATAAACTTTCAGAATCTACTGGTGGTAAAGATACAATTTTCTACAAGCGTATTCTCAATGCGATGCCTCATATTATATATAGAAATAGAAATGCACCAGTTGAACTCGATGATTTAGAGCAAGAAACAAAAGCAATAATGACAGAGTTCTTTCCTAAAACAGAAGACTTTGTTCTTGACCCTCAGTCAGTATCTTTTGATGGTAATATCAGGTCACCTTTTGCTGTAAATAGATTATTTAATACACCTGAAATGAAAGATAGTTTTCTTCAGTATGTTCAAGAAAAACTACAAACCTATGGAGATTATAGCATAAGAGATGGAGACCGTGATGGTATCGAATCTCAAGATGCTGGGTTTTTTGCTGGGCTAGTTTCTGGTTTTAATTTTCTTGGCGATAGAGAAGATACTGCTGTTAGAAAGAAAGCTTGGCTTACTCCCTCACAATTTTCTTCAACTGACCCTTTTCAGGAAAGTGTTAAAAAGCAAAATGTTACTTTCTTCTTAACTACTGGAGTGAATAGTGAGTTAAGTTTTATTGTGAGCGAACAAGAGATTGCCCAAGTCTCAATGAAAGAGTTTAGACATTGGCGCAAAACTGGTGAGTTTCTTAAAGAGGACGAGAAATGAGACAGCTTGAAGGTAGAATATATGCCCACGAGCCTGAGTATCAATTCAATACAAGACCAATAGATAGAGTTGTTTCTGCTCCTACATGGACGGAAACGTTACATGCAAGCATTGGATACAACTATAAATCTTTTCTCAACGCGGCATATCTACAATCAAGATATGGAGATGTTGATTTTGATGATTCTCTGAATGTCATGGATGAGATAAAAGGAACTCAGTATGAGCAGTATTACAATGATTTTAAAGATGCAAAAAACATTAATCACCTAAATGATTTAAAAGCACAGGTCGATGCTATGCAGAGAAGAAGACAGATA